TAATCTATTTAGAAACTCTGGTAGTCCTGCCGATGATGATGTCTTAGGTTTAATTATTTATAATGGTCGTAATGATAATTCACAAGATGTGATTTATGCAAGACAAGTTTCTTATATTAAAGACGCTTCTGATGGAACTGAAGATGGTCAATTATCATTACAAACTATGGTTGCTGGAACAATCAGAGACAGACTAAATATAACTCCAACTGAAATAGTTTTAAACGAAGAAAGTATAGACCTAGACTTTCGTGTTGAATCAAATGGCAATGCTAATATGTTGTTTGTTGATGGTGGTAATGATAGAGTTGGCATAGGTATAGATGCACCAGACACTTTACTTCATTTAAGTACTACTGATGGCGATTCCATTATGAGGATGACAAGAAGCAACGCTGCATCTACTGGTAATAATTTTGGTAGTATAGAATTTGAAAACTCAGCAGGTACAGTTTTAGCTGGTATTAAAGGTAAAAGTACAGATGGCAATACTGAAGCGTGTCTTACCTTTGGTGCTGGTGGTGGCAATACGGAGCGTTTACGCCTTACAGCAGATGGGAGGGTATTAATAGGAACTACCTCTCCTATAAGTGCAGACCAAATTGGCGTTTTATTTGATGGTACTAATTTTAATGGAATAGTGTTAAAAACCACTCGTACTGTACAGACAGGCTCTAACTTTTTTGTTTTTAAAAATTCTAATGGAGATACTTGTGGGTTTGTACAACAAAATGGCACTACTTCAACTAATTTTAGCACTAGTTCTGATTACAGATTAAAAGAAAATGTAACGTATGACTTTGATGCAACAACAAGATTAAAACAATTAAAACCATCTCGTTTTAACTTTATTGCAGATGGCACAGATAGGGTTGTTGATGGTTTCTTGGCACATGAAGTATCAAGCATTGTACCTGAAGCTATAATTGGCGAAAAAGATGCAGTAGAGGTTTGGGGAGACGGCGAAAAATTACCTGATGGTGTTTCTGTAGGCGATAATAAACTAGATGCTGATGGAAATACTATTCCAATTATGCAAGGCATAGACCAATCCAAGCTAGTGCCTTTACTCGTGAAAACCATACAAGAATTAGAAGCTAGAATAACAGCATTGGAGAACGCATAACATGGAAAAATCAAATATTATAAGTATAAACGACAAGAAGTATGACGCTAGTGATCTTACTAAAGAGCAGGGATATTGCATAGAGCAGATACAAGAGTGTCAGTCTGAAGCACATAGATTAAAAAAACAATTAGATAGAGTAACAATCTCTCAGAATGTCTACACAAATAACTTAATAGGACTTTTAAAAGATAAAGAGGTAAAAGAGTGAAAGTAACAGACGTTAAGGCGCAGATAGACACACACGAAGCTGTTTGTGCAGAGAGATGGAAAGAAACTATATTAAGAATAAAACGTATCGAGCATATTATGATAGGTACTGCAGGAACAACAATCGTCCTTTTAGTAGGAGTATTATTAAGGTGATAAATAATGGACCCTGTAACCATATCAGTAGCTGTCGGGATAGCATCAAAAGCATTTAGCGCAATTAAGGCTGGATTTCAAGCTGGTCGTGATATTGAACAAATGTCTGGCGATATCGGCAGATGGATGGGAGCTGTAAGTGATGTTGATAACGCAGAAAAACAAGCTAAAAATCCTCCCTTGTTTGGTAAATTGTTTAAGGCTGATTCTATCGAAGAGGCAGCAATGGCTGCATACGCTGCAAAAAAGAAACTTGAGGAACAAAGGTACGAACTCAAGGTGTTTTTAAACATGACTCATGGACCTGGAGCTTATGATGAATTGCTGCAGATGGAAGGTCAGATAAGAAAGCAACGTCAAGAAACAGTCTACAAACAACAGCAAATGAGAAGACAGATTGGTGAAGCAATTACTTGGCTAATCGTTGTGGCAATCATAGGTGGTTTTGCTATATTAGTTGCGTCTATCTGGGTTAAAGACTCACGAGCTGATGTATATAAATATACTCCAAAAGACTACACAAGACAGCAAAAGATACATCAAGGTAAAATTATACTACCAATAATGACTACTTGCAGACTTATGAAACAAAAAGTTTTGAAAAGTAAAATGGCTTGTATTTACATAGGTGCACAAAAAACGTATGAACTGGAATTTACAGATATATCAATCGGATGCCCTAGAAAATATAAATGTAAGCTCAACCCTAATGGAAAAGAACCTTCTATAGATCAAGTTATGGAAAGTTTAAGGAGCATAGCAGAGTAAATGGCAGCGAAGAAATTACAAGTAGAAAGTAAGTATAACGAATACGATTTAGATGGTGACGGTATTGTTTCTGATGCAGAGATAGAAAACGCTAAAGCTATAAAAGAAACAGAGACCCAGTTAAGGAAGCAGTTAGCACAACTACGTATGGCTAGATACACGTTAATAGCTATGGGTGCGTTTACTTTAGCTATGTTTATTGTTGACGTGGAACGTGTCAAGGCGTTAGCTGATATAAGTAATTTGTTTTATCTGTCAGGTGCTGGTATAGTAGGTGCATATATGGGTACAACTGCTTGGATGAATAAGAAATGATATGTTTAAAGCACTAGTAACAATGTGTATAATTGGGGCACCTAATAATTGCATGACGCTAGAGGATCAATACGGACCATATGAAACAGAATTTGATTGTAAACAAAGAGCACTGGCTATTAGCAGGCAAATTAATGAAGCTTATCCTTTATGGAAACCATTTAGATATCAATGTAAAAAACTACCAGCAGGGAGATTAAAATGGAAAACATGGTATTAGATGCTTGGAATGAGCTAAGTTATGTTGAGGGTGTTTTATTTACTGTCTGGTTATTTGTGCTTTATTATGGCAAAGTATGGATAGACAGCAAGTTTAAAAGAAAGGAATGCACATGCTTACGGCGTTAATAGGGCCTGTATCTAATCTTCTTGGCAAGTTTATAGAAGATAAAGACATGAAAAACAAGTTGGCACATGAGGTGGCAACAATGGCAGAGAACCATGCACAGGAACTGGCAAAAGGCCAGATAGAGATAAATAAGGCAGAAGCACAACACAAATCCATTTTTGTAAGCGGATGGCGCCCCTTTATTGGCTGGACATGCGGTATTGCCCTATGTTGGCATTTCGTGCTGGCGCCTGTTACTTTGTTCGTGTGTGCTTATTTAGACGTAGTTATACCTGAACTGCCTACATTTGACATGGGTTCACTCATGACGGTTTTGATGGGAATGCTCGGATTGGGCGGACTTCGCAGTTTTGAGAAGTATAAAGGTTTAACAAAATGAAAAGAAAAATTAAAAAAGTTGTAAAAGGATTGCAAAAAGCTAGTAAGACACATGCAGCACAAGCTAAAATGTTAAAGAGTGTATTAAAAAATGGTAAAAAGAAAAGATCCTAAAGTCGGAACAGGTAAAAAACCAAAGGGTTCTGGGAGACGACTATACACAGATGAGAACCCAAAAGATACAGTTGGTATCAAGTTTGCCACAGAAGCAGACGCAAGAGCTACGGTTGCAAAAGTTAAAAGAGTCAATAAACCTTTTGCGAGAAAGATACAAATACTTACAGTTGGTGAACAAAGAGCAAAAGTTATGGGTAAATCAAAAGTAGCCAGTATATTTAAAAGAGGCAAAGAAGCTATTAGAAAGGCTAATAAAAAATGATGTGGTTTTGGTTGAGTTTGTCTAAATTTTTTAATAAGATAGGTAATTATTTTTACTACAGACATGTAGCGTGTTTAAGAAAAAGGCAGGGTAGATAATGAATTTAGATAAATTACAAAAAGAACTAGCAGAAGATGAAGGTTGCAAATATGAAATTTACAATGACCATTTGGGGTATGCGACTTTTGGGATTGGGCATTTGGTTACTGATTCTGATTTAGAATATGGGCAAGAAATTGGAACAGAAGTATCTAAAGAAAGAGTTGATGAGTGTTTTGAAGCTGATATTGCAATGACTATAGAAGACTGCAATATATTATACAGTAATTTCAAAGACATACCTGAAGAAGCTCAATTAGTACTTGCAAATATGATGTTTAATCTTGGTCGTCCTCGTCTGTCTAAATTTGTTAACTTAAAATTAGCTGTAGATTCTGAAGACTGGATGGAGGCATCCGTGCAAATGATGGACTCGAAATGGGCAAAACAAGTGCCTAATCGTGCAGAAAGACTTTGTAGTAGAATGGAGAAGTTATCTTGGCTATTCAAGCAGTAAAACTAAAACCTGGAATTAATCGTGAAGGTACTAGATATACTACAGAAGGTGGGTATTACGACGGTGATAAAATACGATTTAGGCAAGGCACACCAGAAAAAATAGGTGGTTGGGAGCTTATATCTGATACAACTTTTTTGGGTGTAGGTCGTTCTTTACATAACTGGGTTAGTTTGTCAGGTCAAAACTTTGTAGGGCTAGGCACTAACTTAAAATATTATATAGAGTTGGGTGGTAATTATAACGATGTCACACCTTTACGTGCTACTGTGTCATTAACCAACCCTTTCACTACTACATCTGGGTCTACTACTGTGCTAGTCACAGACGCAAATGCTGGTTTTGATGACAATGATTTCGTAACATTTAGTAATGCCTCTGCTGTAGGTGGTGTAACTATAAGTGGTGAGTTTCAAATAGATATTGTATCTACTAATTCTTACAATATAACTGTATCTTCTGCTGCAAGCTCTTCTGCAACGGGCGGTGGCACTGTATCCGCTGCTTATCAGGTAAACACGGGCTCTGCGTTTGCCATACCTTTAACAGGTTGGGGTGCAGGTGCTTGGGGCGCAGGTCAATGGGGTATAGGAGAAGCATCCGTGAACGAGGTGCGTATATGGAGTCATTCTAACTTTGGTGAAGATTTAGTATTTGGACCTAATAGTGGTAGTATATATTACTGGGATGCCACAAACGGCGTTAGTACAAGAGCTGTTGAATTATCTACTTTATCTGGAGCATCAAATGTACCAATACTACAAAATATAATCTTAGTATCAGATATAAGCCGTTTTGTATTTTGTTTAGGTACAAATCCTATAGGCGGTAATACTATAGATCCTACTTTGGTAAGATGGTCTGACCAAGAGGATGCAGCAAACTGGACTCCATCTGCTACTAATCAGGCAGGTAGTTTAAGATTATCTCGTGGTACTAAAATCGTGGCTGCATCTCAAGCTCGTCAAGAAGTGCTTATATGGACAGACTCTTCTTTATATTCACTGCAGTATGTTGGTGCACCTGCTGTTTGGGCAGCGACACTAGTTGGTGAAAACATATCTATATCCTCTCAACTTTCTGTATCCTATGCAAATGGTGTTGCGTACTGGATGGGTAAAGATAAATTTTACATGTATGATGGTCGTACACAGCCATTAAAGTGTGATGTGCGAAAGTATATATTTAATGATTTTAACACAAAACAATATGCACAAGTATTTTCAGGCACCAACGAGTCTTTTCACGAGATATGGTGGTTTTATTGTACAGAAAATTCTAACAACATAGATAGATACGTCATATATAACTACTTAGAGAAGATATGGTATTATGGCACTATAGCACGTACAGCATGGCTTGACTCTGGATTGCGTGACAAGCCGTTAGCAGCCACATACAGTAATAACCTTGTAAACCACGAAACTGGTATCGACGATAATGTAAGTGGTACAGCAGCAGCTATAACAGCATACGTTGAATCTTCAGACTTTGACATAGGTGACGGTGATAGATTTTCGTTAGTAAATCGTGTAGTGCCTGACGCATCGTTTGATGGCTCTACGGCAGATAGTCCCGTTGCAACTATGACTTTACATGCACTAGGTGGCTCTGGATCTGGTCGTAACTCACCTGCTTCAGAAGGTGGATCTAGTAATGCTACCATAACACGCACAGCAACTTCTCCTGTTGAAGTATTTACTGATTTAATAAACATAAGAGTGCGAGGACGGCAGCTTGCCATGCGTTTTGAATCATCTGCGGTAGGCGTTACATGGCAGTTAGGCACACCCAGACTGGATATCCGACCAGATGGGAGGCGTTAATGGCTATAGATAACACAAGATATGGTGTAGGTTTCCGTGCCCCAGCACTACCGTTTCCTACCTCCGAATATGACCAACAAAATGCAGAACAACTTAATAATGTGCTACGTTTGTATTTTACTCAAGTAGATACAGCACTGAGAAACGCTGTTATATCAGACAGAGCCGAAGCAACAGGGTGGTTTTTAAGCTAATGCCTAACAAATATGTAAACGCAAA